GATAAATTGAATCTGTGTCAGATGCAATTACGTAATCCTCTTCGGTTGTTTGCAACAGTTTATTTAGATACTCATTCATCTTACCCTCAATCCAACGGATAGAGACTTGACCAGAAAGCGTAATCGCCTCCGCATTGGCCAGTTTATAGTACCTAAAATACTGATTACCGATAGCACCATAAGCAGAGTTGAGTGAGATCTTCTTAGCCATCTGGATATTATTACAGCGGGCGATCTCTTTCTCCAGTGCCTTAGTTGGAGTCTTTTCATATTGCTGCTTCGCCTGAAGCATTCGCTTCTTAAAAATTACCCGCTCATTATACATCTTGTCCATGAGTTCTGGCAGGAACCCACGAACATCTTTGCGATACATGGCACCATTAGCACACACCGCATTATCTTTATACAACTCAAAGTTTATTTCTTCCGCAAGAATTCTATCAACCGTAGCTGTGGGATGTCTCTCATCAAGGAGTGTCTCAGGGGAGATATTGTACTGCATAATAAGATGAGGATAGAGAGAGTTAAGGTCAAAACTGACAACCCAATCATACTTTCCTGGTATCGGTTCTTTGACATAAGCACCCGCGTACTTTTCGTTTTTGTCAGACCTAATCTTGGGAGGAATAACAATATTCCGTTTCTTCAGATAATTGTAGATGATGTTGTCCCACATACGAACTTGGTAGAACACATCTGCATAGTTGACCTTGGCATCATAAGCCATAGTCAAGGCAAGTTCAATCAGTTTCATCTTGTCTTCCAAACGGTCAACAAGTTCTACGTCAACAATGTTATATTCAATAAACTTCTGCCACCCTTTGGTATAGAAATCTTTAAAGGTATCAAATTCAGAGTGGTCTAGTTTCTTTTGACCTAACTCTACCTCAGCTATGTAGTCAAGGCGATAAGATTCTTGTGCTTTATAAGTAAACTTCTTATACAGATCAAGATAATCTAGTTGAGTTACACCACCAACGTCAAACATAATCTGCTTTCTACCTTTAATGAAGATCTCGTTTTCAGTAACAAGACCCCATGGAGAAAAACGCTTCATGAGTTTTTCTCCCAAAACACGATTTAATCTTTTGCAGATATATGGAATATCGAAAAGTTGAATATTCCATCCAGTGATTACATCAGGGACATCTTGCATCCAATAATTAATAAAGTGGCTAAGCAGTTCATGTTCTGAAGGACAGTGATGATAAGTAACGTTCTTCTGCTTATTCAAAAAAGGTTTGACACCCCAAGTAATAATTTGCTTGGTAGTATAATCTTGAATAGTGATTGCAATAATTTCTTCCGATGCAGACTCCACATCAGGAAATCCTTTCTCTGCAGTTGTCTCAATATCAAGAGTTACTAATTTAATCTGACTAATATCAAACTTAATTTCATCTTCAGGATACTTCTCTGAAATATACTGATAGATGTAACGATCATTTCCATAGATGGGGAATCCATCTACTTCATCATACTTTTTATAAAACTCACGACAATCACGAACTGTACCTGGATGGACTTCTTCTACATTTTCTCCACTTAATGTTCTATACTTTGAATTTCTTTTGGATTTTACAAATAGAGTTGGAAAAAATTCATCTCTATTTTCATATCTTCTACCATTCTCCACTCCCCGAACGAGGAACTGATTACCAATCAACTGAACATTAGTGTAAAACTTCATTCGTCATCATCATTAAAAAAGGAACCAAACATACCACTACTTCCAGGATCGCGGTTGTCGATCAAGTCCATAATCTCATCAAACTTCTTTGTCTGTTCCATATTCATAAGAATATCAGACAGATTTTTTACAACCATGGGTTTTTCATTAACTGCAGCAGATTTAATTGCTGCTCGGATATGAGACTCTGCTTCAAGTAAATGATCTAGAGTATTTTTTGATAGTGCCATTACTTTGTTAGGTCCTCATACTTTTCAACTAAGGTGGGCATTGGTTCTGTGATTGTTAGAATTTTATCAGAACTGATCATAAAAATGTCTTGACGCGATATAGAAATCAACCAGGGTTCCAATGTTCCATCATCTTTTAACAAAAATGGGTTAGTCATTTTACAATCAGGTTCACCTATATCTGCTCCTACTTCATCAATCTGAGTTATCAGAATCTGTCCGTTCGTCAGTAGTAGTGCCTTTACTATCTTTTCCATAATTTACAATGTCTTCGATGTACATTTCTTTTAGTTTAATCGTCGGTTCAACCATTGTTACCACCCAGTCAGATGGAACAGGAATAATTTCCTCTGCAGATAGGGGCATCCAAGGAAACAGTGAGACCTCGTATCCGGCTTTACGTCCCCTACCTTCACTTCGATCTTCAAGCATATTAGGATCGCGCATCTTCACCACACAAGGACGGTTTAGATAGTAACCCACAACCCTACGATCTTCATCTTCACCATATGCCATCTCAGTGACATCGGCAATCATATCTTCACCTGATTTCAAAAGCAATAGTTTGATAGTCATAAGTTAGTTTTTCTTCGTTTCTATTTTAACAATAAAAAAGAGGGGCGTCAACTGGATTGTGCCAGTTACCCCTCGTCTGCGACGACGATATTCAGTTTTATTTAGTTAGTAAGGAAGAAATAATTCTTCTTCTTCTGATTTTGGTGTTAATTTGTATGCCCCGATTGCTGATGCCGTAAGAACTGAGAAGAGTGCGAATAGTGCCATTATGGTGTTGTAAAATAAAAGGACTCTATACTGGGGGGACTATTAGGGGAATGTGCTCCCAATGGTGCTACTGAAAAAAAGGGTCATTGCAGTGCCAATGGTAAGAGTGGCGGCTGTGAGATTCATAAGTCGTCCTCCATAAGTACGAAACTATTTAGATTATAGTGTATCATAGTGATACATTTCTGTATCAGTTGCGGCAAAAATTAGTCAGGATATCAGAACCAATCCTTTCTTTGATGATGTTGTGGAACAATTCTACCAAGTGTAATACTTAGCAACCCATCCTCAAAGCTAACTGATCTAACTTCCGTCTCGTCACTGAGGGTCCATGATCTAGTGAAAGATCTTTGAGCCACTCCTCTATGGACATATTCTGTCCCGGTTTCTCCATCTTCTCTTTGTCCTTCGACAAAAAGTTTTCCGTCTTGTGTGTAGACATTGACTTGCTTTTTCTTAAATCCTGCTAGTGCTAGTTCCAGTCTAGATTCAACGTTGCTGACTGTCACTAGGTTATATGGCGGATAATTGGAAGTTGTTTCGTGAAGGTCAAACAACCTACCAAAGTATTCATCCATACCAATACTATTCTTATTTATGCGATCTAGCAAAGCAGGCAGATCCGCAGCACTGTAACGTGTAAGGTTTCCCATTTGTACTTCTCCTTTTAAAGCGAGATTAGATTGTGTGGACCCCGAAGGCATCCTTGGCGTCAAAGGGGAGGTTAACCCCCCTATCCTCTGACATTACTAATTATACAACATATACAAAAAAACGGGGTGGTGAACCCCGTAACTTTTTATTCGGTTTTACTCATCATATGCCTGTTCGATTACACTCTTTTGTTGAGTATTTTGTTGACCAACCATCTCTCGTCGTTCTGGGTCTTGAACATATGAGATGTTCATGGTCCGACGCCTTTGACGGTCTTGTTTAGCAATCTCCATCTTGACATGTTCCACTGATTTAAAGATTGCTTGGTAGGTTCCTGGTTCAACTGCCCATTCACCATTCTCTGCTTTGATACAAAAAGTTTCTGCGAGTTTGATCAGGTGTTTCAGTTTTGTGTTGGAAACCCTTGTGGTCGGACCTTTGGCCATGATGTAGTGAGTGTTTCAATTACCCCCATATCATAGCATAAAAAAGACCCTTGTCAAGGGTCTAATGATTTATTCGGTTTCCTGGGTCTTTCCTTTTTTACCGATATTATATTTTTGCTCAAGAGTCCATTCACCTTTATCTTTATAAGCTAAGACTTTAATTTGATTGAGAGGAGCAATATCAAGAACGGACTCTTCTTTTACGACAGTAATAAGTCCCCAATCAGCAAGAAGACGTGTAATACGATTGCGTCTCTGAACATCATTGATGGTTAGATTAGCATGTTTACCGTCAAGAGCAAACAATTCTTTAAAATGAACAATGAAATATCTTCCCTGCTTGTGGAGGATATGACATGATTGATAAAGTTTCTTTTCCTTACGGGACGCAACTCCGATGCGTGTCAGTGTCTCACGGACTTTCAGGAAATCATCAGGTTCATTGAGGAGCACCTCTACCATTTGATCTTGAGACCACTGTACTGTAGGTTCTACCGTACTCATTTTGTTCCTCCAATATCAAGTCGTTGTTTAATAAAATTAATCTGTTCTTTGGTAAGAATTTTCAGAGCCTGTGATGCCTTCTCATTACTATAACCATAGTATTGTTTGACACATTCTAAATCTTGAACTTTATCCTTTCGGAGCCAAGGAGAGAATCTCTTTCTTTTCCTCAAAGTATTTAGATAAAATGAATATTGCATATCTTTATCAAGAAAGTTATACTTATTCATTTCATTTGCATACATCACACAATCCATATGTCCAGATAGACACCGATTAACAATATATGGTGGGTAGTCTTTAATATGCTCTGATAGGTCTTCCTTATTAAAGTTGATTGAGTTAAGCCAGTCTTTGAGTTCCATTATCTAATAATCTCCAAATCAGCACCCGGTTCCCAAATCTCAAGTTGAGTTCTTACTCTGCCTTGAGATTGAAGTTTTTCATATCTCTTGGTTGCTTTTTTCTTCCACCAAGTAATTGCCTCATCCATAGTGTGTTCAAACTTACCAAAGTAATATCTCTTCTTCTCAGTCAAAGATTTGGCATGTTTGATAGCAGCATCAAACTCTGCTAGTTTTGAATGCGGAGGATCTTCCTTTGTTTTTCCAGATAGAGATCTACGAATAATAGAAATCATCTTTACTTGAATCTTGAGTTTCTTGGATGACTTATCTGCAGAGATCAGACGTTCGCCACCATTACGCTCATTGAACCACCAGAAGAAGTCCCTAAACTCATCATCATGGAAAAGAGGTAAGAAGTTACTCTCTGTATCTCCGATATGCCTTAAAAAAGGTTTCAGTCCATCATACATGGACACACCTTTAGTAGTTCCATAAAGAGAAGTAGTCTCAAAGTATTTGAGGTCAGTGCCATACTTCTCATCAAACTGTTGTTTGAGTTCTTTGGAACAAGCTAGGAGGGCAAGTAATTTTCCACCCAGATAATTGAATCCAAAAGGTTGAGTTGGGACAATATTAAAACCCATAACAAAGTGAGCATTAATATCAGTGAGAGAAGGAATCTCTTTAAAGTAATTATTACGCGGTTTACTATTGATCGTCGGAGATCCAAATCGGACAACTCCAATAACCTTGTCAGTATTTGTTTCTACAACAATCCACTTATGAGTCCTACCAGGAATTGCTTCTTCAATCGCATTAGATGCAGTTAGATTCAGTGTCTCCGAATAGAGCCACTGATTATATCTTGAAGTTGTTTTCGGATTAGTATCTACAACATGAACTTTGAAGTTCATATCATTAGGGTGCATTTTAAAAGTATCGAAGAATTCCACATCTGCACCGAAAAGAGATCCAGGTCTTTCACTGATACGATCTTTCTTTACGAAGCGAAGATAATCATCAATACGATTAAACTGAGTATAATAATCAATAAATTTATTTGCAGCATAAACTGCGTCA